AGCACGATATCGATTTGTGCATGTTTGAATTACCTAGAAGTATTTTGGGCGATATGCCTGTCATGCATGAGCATTTAGTTGATGTCGAGTTGGAGACGGGCACCAATCTTGTGAGATTGGTGCCCACTTGCGATCTAGACAAACGCATTGTGAGTATAGATATGCAAGGTGCAGATTACGTCGGCATCAAATCGTTCACTTACACGGCGGGCACCCCCGCCGCGTCTTTATTGCCTAGTCCAGTGGCCCTGTGGATTACTGGAGAGGGCGATAATGGATTATGCGGATCGGTCATAATGTCGGGTGGCGCTGTTGTCGCAATGCATACCGGTTCGAACCAGGTTGCTCGTTGTGTCACTGCTAGCCCGATGCCAGCGAAGCTTCTCATTTCTATGAGGGCTAGGCTCATCAGTAGCAAGTCTGGCACAGTGCCTTCGTACGGGCTGGATGATATGCGTGTGTGTGCACCGTATTTGGACGAGTACACCAAGACTGGTTTGGTTATAGATCCTGATGTGAGTGTGGTCGATCCTGGTGCTTTGTCACCTGCGCTTTGGGACGGTTACTATTCGTTCGTCGGCACGCTTAAAAAGAAGGATGGCTTGGCTGTGAATGTCAAAGCTAAGACCAGCATTAGTGTGTCTCCGTATGTGGACATGCTTATGGATTTTATACCGGACGTTCCTAGACTATTGAGTGGTTTTGGCATCCCATCGAAGCACCATAAGATGCATGCTACGATTGGGGCCTTCGTTGACAAGAGCTTGATACCCAGACCAGGTGATTCTTACCTGGAGGGTTTGGCCAAGCAGAAGGTTGGACTCGCATTATATTCTGCGTGCTCCAAGATTGTCTTGGACCATCCTGGTTTCGGACGCATGAAGCCATTGAACATGCAGGGTGCGTTGGATGGCATTGCCAGTGAAGTTACTGACGCCAGATTTAACATGGGCAATAGAATGCCTATGTCCACATCGATAGGTGTGAGTTTTCCTGGAGTCAAATCCGATTACATGAGCAAGATTTATGCACCTGAACATGACAAGTATTTTATATGCTTCCATGATTATGATGAGGTGTCTATGGAGATACGAGATAGTGTTTACGACATTATAGATAGGCGTAAGGCCGGTGATGTGGGTTTGATATTGAACTTCATATGTCCTAAGGACGAAGTTTTACCCATTAAGTCCGATGGACATACCAAGCCCAGTCGACACATTTGTAAAATAGATGTGGCGCATATTATTACCATCAGGATGTATTTCCAGCCTGTACTCGTGTTGCTTGGCTATGATCCATTATCTTGTGGACATTCGGTGGGGCTTGACCCCACGATGAATTATTTAGAGATGATGAAGAGCCTGGTGAACGGCGATGTTGACAGGCCCTTGTATGGTCAAGACGTGCGAGACAGCAGGTTCGTTGCCACCGACTATAGTGGCTTTGACTTGAGCCTTTCGGGTTCGCTTTTGGCCGCGGTCATGGACATTCTCATAAACTTGACTAATTTGTTGGATTACACCGATGAAGATAGGAGAGTGATGAGTTCCATAGCATATGATTTGTGCAATCCGCGTGTGGTGATGCTGGGCACGATAGTGCAGTTGGCCGGAGTAAATACTTCTGGCAATCCGCTCACTACAATGATCAACTGTGTTGCCAACATGTTGATCAATTGCCAAATACATGCCATGATCAGATTTGATGCGTTGCATGACAAGTACATGGTGGATTATCCTCGTGATTATTCATCGATGACCGTGTCAGACATGGAGTTTGACTTGCGACGCATTGTCACTTATGGTGACGATGTTGTGGTGCGTGTGGACAATGGTTCGCTAGTGGATCAACCAGCCACCATATATTATGGCAAGCAGTTGGGCTACGTGATCACTGGTTCAGACAAGGGTGACACGGTTACCAGGTACGCTGAGGACTTTGCGTTTTTGAAGCGCAAATATAATCTGTACATCAGGCCTAGTGACGATCAAGTTGTGCTATGCCTTGCTCCATTGGCGATAGATTCCATCTATAAGCCCTTTGTTTGGGGCAATTTTAAGAAGGTCGACATCAGTGACTATTATACGGGTTTAGTGAAGTCGGCCTTGCACGAGTTAGTGCAGCACGGGCGGAGTGTTTACGACACTCAAGCCCAGTCTTTGTGGGCCTTCGTTCAATCCTTCGTCATAGAGACTAAGGGTAAGAAGGGGGGCATCACTTTCAGGACCGGTATCGTTTCTAGGTTTAGGAACGGTGTGCCCTCATGGGAGGACGCCGTTAGAGAACGGTACGGTTCAGACATTAATCGGATAGAAGGTGAGCTGACACTTTCCGAGCTCAAACTATTTGAGTTGTAATTAGCACGGCCTCCAGGGCCTAAAACTGGTGTCGTTGTGTACATTATTGTATGTTTTATTAGGATTAGCAATCCAAGAAACTCCTTACGACAGAGAACAGCGGGAGTTAAGTGTATTTGCTGACAAGTGTTTTATTACAGTGCTAGGGACCATGCATGAATACAATTTTGGTCTATGCCCCGGACAAGATTCCGCGGACTTTGCGGGGGTATACCCGCTCGGAGATGGTGCAAGCGAGCGCACCCTCACCGATGTAGTAGGCTCGCCTGGAGTTATGGTAGTGGAACCAGAGTCCAGTGAAACTTTTTCCACAAGTCGTAGTGCGCCAAATGTGGCCAGCCAGAACGTGCAGTTTATGGACGCTAATCCTGCGTTCGATTATACTGTGGACGGCACTGATGATCCCACTAGGGGATGCGCTGATAGTTCTGATGCGACTTTGGGGTCTTTCTTGGAGAGGCCCATTTTGATCGGAGAATTTTCTTGGGCGCCCGGAGTGGCGTTCTCTCAATCCTTCGATCCTTGGTCACTGTTTTATAACGATAGTAGAAACGTTAACAGGTTGGCCAATTTCAATCTTTTGCGAAGCAGGTTATGTGTAAAATTTGTGATCAATGGCAATGGGTTTTATTATGGGCGCCTTTTGGCATCCTACAATCCTTTGCCTGATTACGATCAAGTGACCGTTAACAGAGGGTTGACCGTTACAGCAGATGCAGTGGGCGCTAGCCAGCGACCACATATTTATATTAATCCGACTGAGTGCCAAGGGGGCACATTGTGCATCCCCTTTGTGCATTATCAGAACACCCTCAGGGTGCCTGAAGCACAGTGGGCTGAGATGGGTGTCGTTGATGTTCGACAATTGAACCCGTTGAAGAATGTAAATGCTGCACCTGGTGTTGTTGGGCAAGAACTTACTTTGTCTGTTTTTGCTTGGGCAGAGAATGTGGAGCTCTCTGTCCCGACTGCCTCCAATCCTGTGACGATTGTGCCACAGTGTTTGGAGGTGAGTCCTGAGTCCGACGAGTATGGCGACACTCCTGTGAGCGCAGTTGCTTCTGCAATTGCAAGGGTGTCTGGAAAGCTGACCAGCGTGCCTTTTATAGGCAGGTTTGCTAAGGCCACACAAATCGGTGCTCGTGCCGTAGGAGATGTGGGTAAGTTGTTTGGGTTTTCCAGACCACCCATTATTGATCCCATTCAGACTTATGTGCCACGGTATGTGGGAGGCTTGGCCAATGTCAACACTCCTGATGCCGTACAAAAGTTGTCTTTGGATGTCAAACAGGAAGTCACGATCGATCCCTCCGTAGTTGGCGTTAGCTCTGCGGATGAGATGGGTTTGGTTGACATAGCTAAACGTGAGTCGTATTATGCCACATTTGTGTGGTCGACCACGGGATATCCCAACTCTGGTCCTGGTAGCAAGCTGTTTCAAACGCAAGTGATGCCTACGGTATTTCGTACGTTTGGTAGTGGTGCTGCCACGGAGTATCACAACATGCCTTGTGGCATGATGGCATTGCCCTTTAAATATTGGGGAGGGTCTATGGAATTTCGGTTTCAGATAGTATCTTCTAATTTCCATCGTGGCCGCTTACGCATAGTATGGGATCCACATTCGCTTACAGGTGGTGGTTCCTCTTCAGGCTACAACACTATGTACACTCGTATTGTGGATATTGCGGATATGCGCGATTTCACTTTTAAGGTGGGGTGGGGCAGAGAGTATTCTTTCTTGCCTGTGCATAATCCTATGCAGTTGGTGGATGGTTTACCAGTTCCATCATTTTCTACAGGGTCCGGAGCACCGGCCGTGTTACAGCAAGTATTTGGCAATGGTACCATATCTGTGTTTGTCGTCAATGACTTGACAACACCGAGCCCCGATCCTTCGATTGATGCTAGTGTGGAAGTCAATGTTTTTGTTAAGATGTGCGACGATGCCAGGTTTGCGGAACCGACGGATGCTGCCTTGGCTAACATATCTTATTTTCCGTCGGAAGTACCAACTGTTCCTCAGTCTTTGGAGGTGGTCCCAGAATCAGACGAGACCACTGCAGAGGTACAGTTAAGTGCTCCTGTTTCTACGGAAGTTACGACTGATGTTGGGGCGTCTGGTGATCCTACGGATCATACCATGGACGTGTTTTTCGGTGAACAGGTTACTAGTATTAGGGAGTTGTTGAAGCGCTATTGTTTTCATAGTAGTACATTAACTGCTAATGGTGATTTTCCAACTACTTGTAAATATACCATACCCGATTTTCCCTTCTATTATGGCTACAATCCAGATGGACCGGACACTAGTACTGAAGGTCCTTTTGCATATGCCCATATGACAATGCTCAATTATTTCACTCCAGCTTTTGTAGCTTACCGGGGTGCCGTAAGGTGGAAGCATTGGGTTAGCCGTGTGCCTATTCAGGTGACAGGAGAAAATGCGGTACAAGGTTCTTTTGATGTACCCATGGTTGTTGAAAGAAAGAGTGGCCTTACAACTAGCTTGGTTTCGCCTACAATCTATGAGCCCTATTCATTTAGTATTGTGGATAGTGTTCTGCGTGCTGGTTTGAGTTTGCGGCGTGCTGTGTTGGCCAGTTATCCTTCGTTGTACAATGGTGGCCTGGCAACGCCAGTGGATGTCAATCCAGACGGGGAAGTTGAGCTACCTTTTTACACGAACAGGCGGTTCTATAACGCTAGGCGCATTAGGACATTAGCCACTCGTGCTATTAACGATGAATTACCGGGTGTGCACACTATTACGACCTCTGGACAGAGGGGAGTGTTGTTCAACTACGTCGCTGCTGGAGAAGACTTTAGTTTGTCTTTCTTCATAGGCGTGCCCATTATGTATTCAATTGGTCATGGCTCGCCTAATCCAGTACCCTTGCCCGCTTAATGCGGGCATTAAAAGACCCAGCGCGGGGTCTCTCTCTTATATGTTAGAGAGTTTTAAACGCCTCTGGGCGGTTTAATTATAGTATATATAAAGCTATAAGGTTTTAAATCGCCCAGGCCGGGCGGTGGAATTTTCCTTCATTAGCGCAATTTATATATGCTTAGTGCATTTCCG